AAAGCCATCAGGGAATACGCGGAAAAACATAAAGTAACCTACGAAGAAGCGGCTCAGGCTTACGCAGGCAGCTAAATTTAACACACCAACCCCATTATAAGGAGGCAGACTTATGGGACTTCACACTGAAAAACCCGGAATCAAAACAACTGGCGTAGCCGCTGGCGCAATCACGAAACGCCGCTTCATAGGCTACGATGACAAGGTTATCTCCACCATCGGCGCTCTGGTCAAGGGCGTGTCGGGCGAAGAGGATCAGACCCTTGGAAAGAGTTTCGCGATCACCCTCAGCGGTACCGCGCTGGTTGAGGCTGGTGAAGCCCTGACCGCAGGGACTCCCGTGTCCAGTAATGCACTTGGCAAGGCGATCCTGGCGACATCTGGCCATTATATTGCCGGTGTTGTCGTAAGAGACCAGGCGCTGGCAGGTCAGCTTGTCGAGGTCAATCTCGATGCACGCGGAACCGTTAGTACCGTAGCAACCACGACCACGACCACGACCACGACCACGACCACTTCTGCATAACATTAAATAATTAAGGAGGATAACCTATTATGGCTAATTTCTTTGACACAATTACTGAAGGTGTTAGCGTTCCCCTGACCACGCTGGCATCCGGATATAAGCCCCAGGGGCTTATTGGCGAAACCGTATTTCCCGTTGTTAAAAGCATAACAAAAGGCGGAAAGATCCCCGTCTTCGGGAAAGACGCTTTCAAAATTTACGAAACCCTTCGCGCACGCGGCGCACATTCCAACCGGGCCGGTATGGAACCCGACTCATGGAAGACCTTCTTCTGTGAGGAACACGACCTGGCCATTCCGTTGGATCAGCGCGAACTCAACGAACTGAACAACCTGCCCGGTGACGTGGCCCTCAAGGCCATGTTCAACCTGCAGGACCGTCAGCGCCGGAGAGTCCAGTGGAACCTGAAGCTGGAACTGGAAAAAGTCATCGCCGACGACATCCAGAACGTATCCAATTACGGTGCCAGCAACCAGTTGGCATTGACCGGTTCCGACTGCTGGAGTGAAACCGGATCCGATCCGGTCAACCAGATCGAGGCCGCCCGTGAACAGATCCGGAAAAAGATCGGCGCATATCCCAACACCATGATCATGGGTGCTGACAGCTATGCCCAGCTGAAATTTCACGCGTCATACACAGGATTGATGAAAACAACCAACGACAAGGTTGTCCGCCCGGAACTGCTCGCCCAGGTGCATGACCTGAAACGCGTCATTATCGGCTTGTCCATGGCCCTGGATACCAACAATGAGTTCTACGACCTGTGGAGCGACAATGTGATCCTGGCCTATATCCCGGACACCAGTACTCCGGAAATCGACGAACCGTCGTTCGGCTACACGATTAAACCCGCATTCTCCCCGACCCCCTATCCCTATGTGGATATCTTCACGGAAGAAGGCGGCAAGATCGTTAATGTTCGCTGCACGGATATGTACGACACCCTCCTGATTATGGCGGATGCCGGATATATCATCACGAACGTCAAAAAGTAATTCAACGTAAACCGGGGGACTGACCTCCCCCGGTTTATCTGGAGCGGATCATGGCGTACAGCACACTGGCAGATCTTCAAAAAATGTTACCGGCAACCATGCTGATCAGTTTGTCCAATGACACAACCGGAGCACGGGTGGTGAACCAGGACAATATTGATGAGGCGATTGACCAGGCCGATCGCGAGATCGATGCCTACCTGTCCATCGCGAATTATGCCGTGCCACTGGAAACCGTAGCACCGCTGGTGACAAACCTGTCCACCAAGATGGCCATCTGGAACCTCCATCTCCGGAAGTATTATGAATCCGAGATCTGGAGAAACACCTACAAGGATTGCCAGAAGATCCTTGAGAGAATCGCCGAAGGAAAATTGACGCTAGGACAGGAGATTGACGGTGTCACACAGACTGCGGGCGGCGGTTATGCCGTTGATTCCCGCACACAGAAATTCACATCAGACTTCATGGAGGAATTCTAATGGGGTTCCTCGTCAGCAGAAGCGGAATGATCGATTCAGTCTGTGACTACCTGCGGACGGCCGTCCCGGAACTGAAACTGGTAAAGCCTTATCATGGGGAATTCGACAGGTACGTCAAGACCAAATCATTAAAGGATGATTCATTCCCGGCCATGGTGAATCTTACCACGCCGTTTGCCCTGGTCATTTCCAAGGACAGAAAACGCGTGGAAGGCAAGGGTCAGTCCGTGCGGTTCAGGCATTACATATCCGTATATATCGGCGATGCCAATCCCCATGATTTCAATAACCAGGAAGTGCCGCAGATATTCGCACTGCTGGACAAATGCACGGAAGCCCTCGACGGCAAGGTTCTTGCAAGGGGAGCCGGGGCACTAAGCGTAGAAAGTGACGGCCAGTATCTCATTACCACCGATTTATTTGTCGTCTATGACCAGCAATATTCACAATTAGAAATAGGAACCTAAAGGAGGCAGCCTTATGGGACAGACACCGAAAGTATCCCCCAGTGTAGAAAATTATATGATCGGCAAGGGAATCCTGTCGATCGCAAAATGGACCGGCGGTTCCGCCGGCGCATATGTGGACGTGGGCAACTGCCCTTTGTTTGAATTTGAAATGACCGAACAGACCCTCGAGCATTTCAGTTCCCGCACGGGGTTGAAAACCCAGGACCAGGAGACCGTTATTGAATCCGGATACACCCTGAACTTCCAGCTCGACGAAGTATCCGTCGAAAACCTGCGTATGTTCATGAAGGCGACCCTGTCCGGTACCCGGACCCTGTATGCGAACCAGAACGTCAACCAGCAGTACGCTGTGAAATTCGTCGCCGACAACCCGGTCGGTCCGAACGCGGTGTACGAATTCTGGAAGGTAAAACTGACACCGAACGGCGCGTTCTCGCTGATCAGCGACGAATACACCTCGCTGTCCTTTACCGGAAAGGGCCTGTCTGACGTTGCTGGACACGCAACCAGCCCGTTCTTCACGGCCACGTTCGAATCAACCACCACAACCACAACCGCTCCTTAACGGTTATCCGTTGGGAACGAATAAAACCGATCTCCGGGGGTTCTCGCCCCCGGAGAAATAATCCAGGGAGGATTAACCATCATGGCGAGAAATTCAAAAGAAGTAAAAATCGGGGACAAGTTAGTCACCATCTACGAACTCACCGTCAAAGACATCAAGAAACTGTGGAAAGACCTGACCAGGGTGACGCCGGAAACCCAGGAGATCCCGTTCTTTTCCAATGAACTGATTCTCCGTGAACACTGGGACAAATGCGTCCACGGGATGAAACTGGAGGAAACCGAAGACCTCGCGCCGAGTGAGCTGAAACTCATCTATGACGCATTCTCGGAGGTAAACGCAATTTTTTTCGACCTGGCCCTGAAGCTGGAAGGAGAAAACCCCATCCTCAAGGCGCTCAGGGAGGATATACTGAACAGCTTGATGCTTCAGTTTGCCGCCTTATCAGGGCCGGACACCGCGGAGTCTGGGACTACGGATACGAATTCTTCGTCTTCGCCGTCACCCACGACATAAAGGAGGAGGATGAGTTCTTCAAGCGGCTTGGAAAGGTAATTGCGGTCGGCACAAGGGTTGGTCATCACGCGGATAAAAAGGGGTTTGACAAGTACATTCGTTCATAAGAGGCAGCGATGAGCAAAAACAAAGACAAAAAAGACATCCTTGATGACCTGAATGACCGGCTTGAAAAAGAAAAAGAAAGACTGGCCGAGGCCAAGAAGGCCGAAGTCGTAGCTAAAAAACTTGCCGACACCAGCAAACAGGTAAGTCAATCAAAAGAGAAGACAGACGGCATTCTCGATCAGATCAGCGAGTATACCAATGCCAAGAAACCACGGGCGGGCACCATTCAACGCGTATTGGGCCCGCTTTCCATGGCTTCTCCAGTAACACCGATAGCAGAAGCTAATGCATCTGGTGCCTCTCCATTATCCAACAAATATCTGAATATCATCGCGAAAGAATACGCTAAACAGGTTCGCGATGTACTTGCAACCACTTTTTCCGGGAAAAATTATTCCTATGGGAAAAAAGGTGGAGAGGACCTCGCTGGACAAATGGGTATTCAGAATAAAACTGCAAAAATGCTTACTGGATTAACCCTTGATATTGTTACCGACCCGACAAACTTCATCAAATGGCCCGCTGCAGCATTGAAGGTAGCAAAAACAGTCGGCAATGCCGGACTGGAAATTGCATCAAAGTCTTCCAAGATTGAAAAGGGCATCGAGACCGTCAAGGAAAATTTTGACATCTTCTATAAAATCAAGAAAAACAGAACGGCCGAAGAAGTCAAGAAATTTCAGCAGGGATTCAATGAATTCTCTGAGTCCGGGGCCGCCGGTTATCTGGAAAGCCTTGGTTTTGACATGAGGAAGTATGTCAAAACAAAAAAAGGTGCCAGCACAATCGATCCATCCACAAAGGCAAACTATAAATATAAGGGTGAGCGGACAGTTATCACCGAAACTCCGGAATATACCAAGGCATTATCAGACAAAGAAGTCCTGGAAAAAGAACTCAGTATAGCCAAAGCCGATCTCAAAACCCTAAAAACAACCGGCGAACCACGAACGACCCTCAACGACCTGTGGAACAAAACCGCCAAGACGCGTGACGAACTGCAGAAGGCGAATCTCGATAAAATCAAGACAGCCAATGATGCCAACAAAGCCGTCAAATTAAAGGGATTCGCCAACGATGTCCTCGAAAAATATACCAGTCCGGAAATAACCAAGGTAGAGCAAGAGATCGCAAGGCTGGAGGCCAATCTCAGTAAGGAAACGGCACGCCTAGCAAAGCGGCGTGCGAAAGTCGATATCACTAAGCCGGCCACCATTGACAAGGCCAAGGTATCAGAAACCATAGAAAATTCATCATACAGGCTTAATGAACTTAATGATGACCTCAATATCGTCAAGCAAGAACTCGACGATGCAAATAAATCCCTGGCCCTGCTTGATGCAAACAGGGGGATACCGGTCAAATGGGCTGAAGCACATGCCGAAATCCGTCTGCAAATTGACAAACTCATGACACGCCGTCGCAGTATTGACAAGCAAATCATCGAGGAATCCAAGAGTTTAAAAACCAATATAGAAAAAATAGAACCCAGATCAAGAAAGATCCTTGAACAGAATCAACAGA